GTGGAGTGTTAATACTAAACTCTATGGCATAGGTATTCATCAGAGCAACGATATTCTCAAGGTTATACCCTGCGAAATGGCTGTTCTTTGCGATGTTCCCTACGATGTTCGGCATTATCGCCTTGAGTTGTGCTGATGTTATTTTCATAGACTATATGTGTTGAAATATGGTAGTGCGCACGGAGGGACTCGAACCCACATCGCTATATATGTATCACCGTAGCCATTAGGTCATCGTGCGCGGATAGGGGGAGGTAGCAGAATCACACTGCTTATAGCCGATAAAAATCAGCCGCTCAAGCTTCGAGCACACCTCCCCGAAAATCTAAGATATTAGTCAGCGGGATTCTCCCTTTGTCCCCGAATTGTCATTTACATCAGGAGACTTGGGCATATCTTGTTTTTTACTCGCGACAATTATGTTTCTTCTGAAAAGGCTCATATTCCGTAACTTTAGAACTCGGCATACACACCGAGGTTGTTAATGATAGAAATCTGGTAAACCTTGTCTGGTTGGATATTCTCCGCAGGATTGATGCCGTTCTGCCAGAGAATGTCGTTCGGAAGGCTGAGCAGGGTAGGGGTAGAGCCGCTTCGGAACTCAATCATATATTCAGCCAACACTCCGACAGAACCCTCTCGGAGAGATTCTATCGTTAGGCTTGAGACCTCACCCCATCGGTGATACACGTTAGGCTTGAGACTTGAGATTGTAGATTCCGTCTCATCTATCGTCTCCATCTTAAAGTCCTCTCCCTTGTCACCCTTTGCGTAGAAGAATACGGCGGCATCGAGGATATAGTCAACGGAGTCAAATTCTGTTCCTGCCTCTATCCCCGCATCTTTAGTTGCAAAGACCACCTTAATCTTAGAGCGTACCATGTATCTGCAAGGTTGCTCTTGGTCGTCGTAGCATAGGACGGTAACACTATATGTACCAGTGGGCAGTTCTCCGTTATCCTTGAATGAGAGCATATTCCCCTCCACCTCTGGTGTGTACTCGAATTGTGTCGCATCACCTCGTGTGAGGACAACTGTCATAGGCAGGTCGATATTCGGGTAGAAATCCCCTTCCTCCTCGCTTTCTATGCCGTCAGACAAAGTGCGTATCCTCTGTGTAAGTGGAATTGCGATACGCATCACGTTTCCATAGACGTGCTTGATAAGTAGTTCATCCATATATCTGTTATTGTTATTGTTCTGCGTTATCCTCTGCGTCTTGCGTCTTTACCATTTTTCGCAGTGCGCACCCTGCGACACCGCATGTAAAAGGGAGTACTACCTCCAACCTCCTGCCGAGTCTTGCTATGTCTCGTTTTAAGTCCATTATCTGCGTTTCCATATCAATGTATTTCTTCCGCAGTTCTTGGTTCTCGTTATGGAGGTTTTTCTTGTCTTCCAACAGATTGTTGCGGTCTTCGCGAACATTGTCGGTGATAAGTTGCATATCCTCGAAATGTTTCTCGTAAACCTCCTGCATCGCTTTCCATCCCGCAGCCTCTTCTTGCGTGGCTTTCGCTTTCCAGTTCACGAACCATCCTCCACCTGCTACCATAGTGAGGACTCCAAGTATCCAGTTAAGAATCTCGCTTGTCTCCATACGCTACTCCTCTTTCGGTTTGTTATCCACAATCTCGTTGCTCTTATTCCTCGCGATATTACCTGCTTTCTCGCTTTCATTCTCCAGAGTCTTGTCGTTTCGGCTCGTAAGGCTGCCGCGTTCCTTGATGATTCTTTCGATTTCGTCTGGTGCGGCATCTGGGCATTTCTCCACAATGGTTTGTGTAGAGAGATATGTAGCTTCCATCTGGAGATTGGTAATCTTTGTATTGTTAGTCTCAAGAGACCAAGGAGTAATCTTTGCACCGATTTTCAGCTTCGCGTAATGCTCTCTGCCGTTAGTTTCGAGGTCAAGTCCCTCCTGATGCAGATAGACCATATCCTGCATGAATTTCTGCCAGTCGAGAGAACTCTGTGTAGCGAGAGCAAAGTCGTTAGACATCGCAAGTGCAATGCCGTTACCTCCGCTATTGGTGTTTGTAATGTCCTTTGGCGTGATAAAGGAGGTTGAAGAGAACAGAGAGATTTTCTCCTCAAGAGTCTTGAGGTATCCATCCATTGTCTTAGGCTCTGGGAAATCAATCACTTTCGCGTCCTGCTTTCCGTTGGTTGTGTCACTTGATAGATTGATTACCAACGTATTACTATCGCGCTTGAATGAATCCTCATCCATATCTCCGATAAGTACAAGCGCGAATGTACCGAAACGCTTTAGAGCAATAGCATTGATGTTTGCCATCAATTCCCACATCTCGATAGAAGACTGAGCGTATTCCCACGCAACTTTCCCTCTCTTGTAGAGCAGAGGACAGCGCGAGAATCCATGCAATTCACTCTGTATAGTCCATTCGCTATCAGTAGTCTGCCTTACGCGATAGTGTTTCTTCGCATCGTATGTGTCAATGACGGTTTTTCCGTCTATTTCGTACACCAGAGAGCGCGCAATCTCCATTCCGTACTCATCGTAGTTAGGTACAATCTGGTATCCGTCCTCGTAACTGTATGTCTTGACGCTATACTTGTTCGCATCCTTGTCATAGGAGAACAGAGTGCCTACGTTTCCGAGTTGTTTACATACATTCACTGCCTGATATTTCTCCCACTCCATTCCTCTCCAAGCCCATTCCGTCTTGATGGAAGAGAGTAGTTTCTTTGCGCCTTCGTCATCGTTGTCCGTACAGAGGTTGAACTCAAGAGGGTTCGCAGTAAGGTTGCGGACGTGCGCAGAGTGTATGAGTTTCTGAAACGATGCAGTTTGTGTCATATCCATCATTCCGAGAGGCATATATGTACCATTGAGCTTTACCTTGATGTGAGGTATTGCCTCGTTGAGTATGATGTTGTGCATATCGGGACGATACTCCGTTATGTACCTATCCTGAGATATTGGGTGTAATTCAAGGTTTGCAAAACCTGTATCCAACACGGTGTTAGGTGTCACCGCGCCATTTTCAAAGCCGTGTCCCATCATTACTCCACCGCGCGTAAAAGGTTTCATAACCTTTAATCGTGTCGGAGACTCAAGAAACCAGTTTATGTCATGTTCTCTAATCATAATTTACATGCTTAATTTAGCCAATATGTTATTTGCATTACAAATTTTTTTCTTGCGATAGATTCTGTCATCGTCTGCTTTCGTTGTGTCGATGTTGAGCAGAGCAAGCATATCCTCAGATTGCATCCTCTTTCGCATCAATCCCGCGTCCTCTCGCAGCATACGGTGGCAATCGTAACAAGTACCTCCACACAGCAGTATCACATTATCAAAAAGGTCAGGTGACATTCCTTTCATAAAGTGTTTCATCTGCTCTTTGTCAAGCATAGCGATACGTCCGTTAGGAGTCTTTCGGAATTGGAATATCTTAGACTCGAATTTCATGTGTCGGAGAATCGTAGTACCACCCTCACGTTTCATATTCTTGTGGTTATATCGCATCTCCGCGAGTCTGCTCTCGTAATGTATGAGTCCACTCTGTATCATTTCCATAGCGAGGTGTCCTGCCTCATCCTTCGCGGATTTGAACTGAGCCTTACCTCTGTTTGATGGAGTGCCTGCTCCCGCGAATTGTAGTGCTCTTGGGAAACACTCACGCAAGAATCCAAATCCCTGCACGTCAATAATCATCTCGTTCTCTTGAAGCCTGTGCTTGTCTCGGAAACGGACTGCCATAAGTACTGCCTCCTTGTTCGTGTTATGGATGGAGTACTGTATATCTCTGCATATCCATCCATATCCGCTCCATAGCTCCCAATATTTCATTACGAAGTTATCGAATCCTGTGGTAGCCATATCAAGCGTCATGCGTCTTTTCTCGCAAGTGCTATTCAGAGGAATCTCCATCTCTCGGAACATCCTCTCCACCTCTGCGATACTCAACTGCACGTTAGACATATCCTCGGTTTCCTCTTTCTCGTCAGTAATAGAGTAGTTCCAATTATTCATATAAGAAGACGCTGCGGTTGCGGAATTGGCGGTCATTCCCCTGTACGATTTATTCTTCGCAAGCATCTTCTTGTTGTCACGCATATCGAACGTGAAGAATACCATAGAGAGAATGAAATCCTCGTAAGACATATCGGTGTCTACCTGAAGACATGGGTCTATATACTCTTTCGCTTTTTCATAGACCTCTCGCTTAGTCTTTCCCCAGAACATCTTATCCATATCGCCCTCGTGCATATAGAAGAAACGTACTGCTCCGTCCATAGCCTTATCAACAGTGCCATCGTCATTTATCCATCCACCTCCGTGAATACCCTTACCGCATATCTGCCTCAATGCACACTCTCTTTCGGGGTTCTGAGCAAGGAATATCTGAGCCTTACCATTACCTCCATCACGCAGACGTGACATAAACGTAGTAATAGTCTTCCACTCGAATTTGTTCGCCTCATCGAATATGAGTTTCTTCGCTTGCAGACCTTTGGCTATTTTATCCAATACGATAGGGCTTTCGTTGTCGAGTTGTTGGAATTTTATCTCTGAGCCGTTATATAATCTCATACCCATATCCTCAGTCTTATGAAGAATTTCTCCTATTGGGTCGTGTGGTTGTTTCTTTACGGCTCGGTCTATTAGGGGATATAGTTTCTTCAAGGTGTCGGCAACTTTGCCCGCGCCCCAGAAATCAGAGATGTTACGCATAAAGCACACCATCTTTGCATTATCATTCTTGGCGAGAAAATCTATTGGTGCATAATATAACGCAACGGTATTGTGAGTAACTATATAATCATTGGTTATGTACAAATGGTCTTTATTGGAAACCATTATACACTGAGCCTCCATGTCGCCTATATACTCTATTGATACTATGCGAATAAAATCATGCTTGTATTCACGATTCTTGTTTTTGTACTTTTCTAAGTTCGCGTAATACCTCGAAAGATGCTTTTGGCTGCTGAATATAATATCGTTTGTCTGAATGCTTACATCCCAGCAAACACCACTCTCGTACCTTGCGCGATTTTCCTTATACACACCAACAATATATCCGAGACCTCTGCAAAGCTCCACAAAGTCATCCTTTAGTTTGGTGCTTGTTGTAGAAAACGAGAATCTGTTCTTTTCCTCTACATTTCCATCGCTATCCATCAAACCTTTCAGCAAGTCCATGCGCTGTTCAATGGAAGCATGAAGATATTCTTGCGGAATAAAGCGCTCGCGAGAATATACGTTGAGTCCAATCGTGTTAAGATTGCTTATGACAGACTTGACATTTCCGTTTTTATGTATTCTGTTGTTGTAATTGTGGTCAGAATGCAACCGATATGTCGAATCGAGTCGATTTGATATTTTCTCAACAATATCTCTTTCGTCGTTTGAAACTACAAACCCAACATGCCCACTGCACCCATCCCCAAGCCATACACCAAGAACGTATGGGTCGATTGGAAGGGCTTTTTCTTTTCCAAGGTATGGCAACGCGATAGGTAGGTAGACGCTCTTTCCTTTATCAAGATACCCTTCTTTTATCTCCTGTGTTGTCTTTACAAAGAAGCCTCCCAACCCCTTTCTGCTTTTAGACACTTGTTTCTTAGTATATATCCTCCAAAGGTGTTCCCATCCACAACGTGTAGTACGTCCGTCGCTTGTCGTTATTTTATAAATTGGTTTAACGCCTTGAGGATAAATACCAGTAACGATAGACGGTTCTCTATTCATTGGAGCAACCAACTCGTCGCCTATACGTATGTCGCCCATCTGCTTCCATCCGTTGACCGTCAAGATAGGCTCGTCAAGAGGCATTTCTTTCCCGCCTCCTGTCGCTCCTGTAAGAACGACAAAATCCGCATTGGAACGGATAGCGTGTTTCTGATTGCCATCCTCCAACGGAGATAGTACTATGTCTTTACGCTTTTTACTCATCTTTTATATATATCCGATGCAAAAATACATAACATAGACGTGTTCTTGATTCAACTAAAAATAAATGTTGTTGATATTACGCTTATTTCTACGGCAATAATTCGATTACGTTCATATTAATTGCGTAAACACAATTAATTTTGCAACAAACAATTTTTATTGTTCACATTTTTATAGTAGAAAACTATGACAAAAGAAGAAGTTCTAAAGAAAGTAGAAACCTATTGTAACGAGAAAAGTTACACAAATGAAACTCTGACAGATGGTTTTAAGGACAAGTTCGCAGACCATTTCCTAAAGCTGAATCCAGATGGTGACATCAACGATGAGGCGATAGTCGGAAACCTTGAGTTCGCGCTCAACACTGCCTTTAGCGGTGCAAGTGAGATACTCACAGTCAAGAACAACCTCTTTACCTCGAAAGAAACCGAGTACAAGAACCAGATTGCCGAGTTGACAAAAAAGTTAGGCAAGCAGACTTCTCCCAAAGACCCTCCTGCAATCCCGAAGGAAGTTCAGGACAAGTTGGACGAATGGGAGCAGTTCAAGACAAGGGAGACGAAGAGAGAGAAGTCTAAGTCTATCCTGCAACTTGCCAAGAAAAGTATCCGCGAAGACCTCCATTCATCATTCGATGCTTTTGCAGAGGATTTCGATGCCTCTCTCGAAAAGGAGGACAAGGAACAGGCAGAGAAGCTCGTGTCGCGTTTCCAACTTATTTTCAAGGAAACACTTGGAGACATCAAGCCACTCGCTCCTCGCCAGACTGCACAGGTTGAGAAAGAAATGCTCGAATCTGTGCCAAAGATTGAACTCTAAGTTAAACGATTAAAAGATTATCATTATGATGCCAACAAACATGGGATTCTACTTTGAAACCCAAAAGGAAGTACGTGGTGGTAAGTTCATCTGGTTTGCAGATAGCAACCCTTCTCTCCAGAAGAATCAGTTGCTCGGTGGTGACCTTCTGAATCCAAAGAAGGGTTTTGACCATTTCTATGCAGGTCAGTTGGGTAAGTATGTGCCTGGCGGTGGTCTCTCATCTGAGACAGCAGGTATTACCATTTTCCGCGCGTTCAAGCCTAAAGCTGCCGCATCTAACAGTACAACCATTGTCGTTACTGCGACTGGTTATGAGGATGCTCCAGAGGTAGGTATGATTGTAATGAAAGCCCCTGCATCAGCAAGTGGCACAGGACAGTCAGCAAAGATTACCGCAGTAGTTTACGACAAGGAGAACGAGAAGTTCACCCTTACCGTTGATACTGCTCTCACAGTAACCACATCCGACATTATCGTTGAGGCGACAGGCACGGCGGCTTCGGCTTCTGCAAAGCCTCTCGTAGACAAGGTTAATATGTGGATTGAGAAGGACACAGATTTGATGCCAACCGAGGGCTTCGGCGTAATCAACGGCAAGCATTATCTCTCTGGTGTCAGCGGTTGCGCCGCTTACATTGGTCGTATGCAGCCACTTCCTGCTTACATTCTCAGTCAGAACAAGAGCCTCATTGACGGTGTGTTTGAACTCTAATTTTAACTGCTAAAGAAAAGGAGATTTAGAATTATGGCAAATGCTTATAAATACACTGGAAATGCAGAACAGCTTATCGAGAAGCTGTATCAGAAAGGTCTTCTGAATACTGGCGGCACAGGTTTCCTCCAGAATCTCATTGATGAGAGTATCGTTCTCAAGGCTAACTCTAAGTTCTGGCAGGAACATTTCGACATTGAGGGTAACGAGTACGACATCGACCTCGGAGACCTCTCTAAGAACCCTGCTTGGACTGTCCGTATGAAGCAGAACAGACCTGTTCCTACCGCAGATGCAATGGCACCGTTCTCAGAGGTTGCTCAGTTGGATGGTGAGGGATTCACCGAGAAGACTGGTTCTATCTATCAGTTCGGTAAGGGTCTCTATGAGACATCTCAGTCAAAGCTCGAATTACAGGCTCGTCTTCGCGAACTCAGCGGTACAGACCAGAACCTCTTGACAGGTTACGTTCGTGGTATCGCAGACCTCATCAATACTCACAACTATACCCTTTCTAACCTCGCAGCACAGACTCTTTCTAAGGGTGGTGCTTACAACAACACAGGCATCAAGGGATTCTCTGCTATCAGCGTGAATCAGTCAGCCTATGTTCCTACTGCGAACTTCAAGACCGCAGGTGCAAAGGTTTGGACTGCTTCTGACTGTGATATTCCATCACAGATGCAGAAGATTGAGTACGACTTCAAGGTTGCGAACAACATCGACCAAGACACTCCATTCGTATGGTGTCTCCCATACGACATGATTGTGAACGTCCTGCTCCAGAACGCAGCGTTCCTCAAGGAGGTCAACCGTTACATTCGTCTCTACGCTCCAGACAAGGTAGTTATCGTACAGAGCGGTTCTGCAAACGTAGATACAAGCGTAATCTCTCTTGAGCAGCTTGTGGAGTACTCTCGCTCAAGCATCTCAAAGATTTCACCTATTATGGTGGTTCGTGAGGAGCAGAAGGTACAGAACATCACCACAATCTCTACCGTTAGTGGTTGGCAGTCTGGTGTTGCAGTTCTTCGTCCTCTTGGTAGCAACGGCAAGGCTGGTGTCATCGTACACGCTAAAGTTGCTGATGTAGAGATGATTAAGACAGGTGAGTACAACAACCTCATCAGTGTCAACTCTGCGAAGGCTCTCGGTTTCCTCTATGTAATGAACATGGTTTCACCACAGGGTGTACTCAAGAAGTACCTCACAAAGGTGATAGGTCGCTACGCTCCAGTCTTGAACGAGGCTATGCAGCACGTAGTAGTCGACACCACTACCGCAGACGCATAAAGGTAAAAGATTGTTTAAGGGTGCTATTTTTTGTTATAGGTAAAAAGTAAAGATGACAGTATTAGATTGGCTCAAATATTCGACACGATACACGTTCGATGAAGGGACGTTTTTGAAGATAGCCGCAGACCGAGGTTGCGACCCCGATGCAGGTATCTATGATGCTGAGATTACTCAGAAGCAGAGAGACCTTATGACTGCGGACATTATCTTTGAGGCAGTTCTTCTGAGTCCTTCTAATACTGCTTCTTTATCTCAGTCCCACAATGGCTACCAGAAGTCCGTTGGTCAGGAGGAGGACACCTATCGCAGAGACAAGATAAAGGTAGCCCTTGCAATCTACCGAAAATACGAAGATGAAAAGGCTGAGATGTTGGAAATCTTAGTTCCGAAGATTAAGTTCGTTAAGATAATTGACGTGGATAAGTTATGAGTGAGTGGTTGAGGTCAAGAAACGAAATTTCTGAGTATCCCTACAATGGCACTATAACACGTGTCGTAGAGGGTAGCGGAATGGAGGAGGATACCGAAATGGTGGTATATGAGGGCATGATGGATGA